CGAGCCGCTCGAGCTCGAGCACGTGCGCTCGCTGACACACCTGCATGTGCTTCGCCGCCCCGAGCTGCAGCCCGCGCAGTATTACGACGACCTCGAGCAGCCGCAGTATGGTCAGGTTGAGATCTATCAAGTCATCTCATCCGAGGCGCCCTATTCAACGCTCGGCAAGGCGCCGCCGAGGCCGCAGCTCACGAATGCCTACGTGCACGAGTCGCGCCTCTTGAAGTTCCGAGGCGTGCCAACCTCGAGGTGGGGCACCTCGAGCGCGTTCTATTGGGACGACTCGATCTTGCAGCGCGTTTATGTGGCGATGCAGTCTTTTTCGGCGACCTGGCAAGGTGCGGCGCACCTCATGACCGACGCGTCGCAGGCTGTCATCAAGCTCGCCAACCTCATGCAGCTCGTCACCGCGGCCGGCGAGGAAAAGATGCGACAGCGCATGCGCTGGCTCGACATCGGCCGCAGCGTCGCTCGAGCTGTCGTGCTCGACGAGCGCGAGAGCTTCGAGCGTGTGGCGACACCCTTTACCGGCATCCCCGAGCTGCTCGATCGGTTCATGGTCCGCGTTTCGTCGGCGGCCAACATGCCCGTGACAATCTTGTTTGGCCGCAGTCCCGCCGGCATGAACGCGACCGGCGAGAGTGACACCCGCTCTTGGTATGACCAAGTCGCGAGCGAGCGCACAAACCAGCTCACGCCGCCAATCGAGCAGCTGACACGCGTCATCATGGCGACCGACAAAGGCCCTACCGGCGGCGTCGTGCTCGAGGGCATCTGCGTCGAGTACCCGCCGCTGTGGCAACCGACGGACAAAGAAAAAGCCGAGACCTTCAAGCTCATCGCCGACGCCCTCGTCGCGCTCGCCAACGCTAAGATCGTCATGCCCGAGGAGGCCGCCGTGCGCCTCGCCAAGCGTGCCGACTTCAGCGAGCTCGACGTCGCCGCGCGCGAGGCCGCCCTCAAGTACGAGCTCGAGCGCATGCACGAGCCCCCGCAGGAGCCGCCGCAGCTGCCGCCCACACCTCCGCAGCTGCCGCAGCAGCAGCAGCCGCAGAACGAGCCCGCCGCCCTGCCCAACGCCGCCGAATGACCTACGCGTACACCGCTCGCCGGCGCCTCGTCGACCGCATGAGCTGCCGCCATGCCATCGAGCTCGCTCGAGCTCGAGGCGATCGCCGCGACGCCGCACCCGTCGACGCGACGCCGCCCGAGTTCCCGACGGTCGCCCTGCACGGCTATCACAGCGGCCTCATGGACCTCGCCCGGCGCATCCGCCGCACACTGCTCGACGAGCTCGTGCCCCACATCGAGCGGATTGCTTCGAGCGCTCGAGCCGACAGCTACAGCGACCCGGCGCAGCTGCGCATCGGCATCGCCGGCGGACCGCGCACCGGCAAGAGCACGCTCGCCGGCGCCCTCGCCGCTCGGCACGGCCTCGGCGTCACGCACACCGACGACCTCATGCACCTCGGCTGGAGCGAGGCAAGCGCGCACGTCGCCGGCGGCCTGCTCGCCGCTCGCGCCGGCATCTTCGAGGGCGTCGCCCTGCCCCGAGCGCTGCGCAAGGCGCTCGCCACATCGCTCGACCGGCCGCTCGAGGTGCTGCTCGTGCTGCGGCAGACCATGCGCGAGCTCACGCCCGGCCAAGCCGCCATGCAGCGAGGACACGACAGCGTCCTCGAGCCGCTGCTGCGCGAGCTCGAGCGGCGTGGCGTGCGCATCCTCGAGGCCGACGCCGAGGCCGCTTCGAGCAGCCTCGAGGTTATGCTCGGCCCGCGCGCGCCACGCATCGACGCCGCCGACCCGACCGTCGAGCGCCTCGTCGCTCGAGCTCGAGCGGCGCTCAGCTTCGACGTCACGCCCTACGCGCAGCGTGCAGGCTTGCGCGTTGCCGAGCAGACACGCCGCAACCTCGACGAGCAGCTCGCTCGAGCACTCGGCCGGCCGCTCGAGCAAGCCGGCCGCATGGACGCCAAGAGCAAGCCGCCCGGCGTCGTAGGCACCATCAACCCGTTCGACCCGGCGAGCGGCATCGCTAACCAGCTCGATCACTTCGTTCGCTCACAAACGAAACGTGTCGGCACAATGACCGACGAGACCTACGCGCGCGTGCAAACCAGCGTGCGCGTAGGTCTCGAGAAAGGCCTGCGGCCTAACGAGCTCGCCGCGAAGATCATCAGCGACACGAGCGCAGTGTCGGCGCAGCAAGCGACCATCATCGCCAACGATGCCGTCGGCCGGCTGCATGCGAAGTTCACCGAGATTCGGCAGACGTCGCTCGGCATCACTCACTACCGATGGCGCACCGCCGGCGACCTCAAGGTGCGACCGGGACACCGCGCCCTCGAGGGCAGCATACAAGCCTGGGATTCGCCGCCCGTCGTGAACCCCAAGACCGGCAAGAAAGCACACCCCGGCTTCGACACGAACTACTTTGCCTGTCGCTGCAACGCCATCCCGATCGTCGACCCGGCGACTATCCGGGCCCCGGCCGGCTCGCCGCTCGAGACCGCCCCGCCCCTGCCCGGCAGCGCGACGGGGCAGCTGTCGCTACCTGGACTGCGCCCGCCGACACCCAACCCCGTCCGCGCCGAGTGGCCCGCCGGCGCAACGACGCCGCCCAAGCCGCCGATCACCGCGATCACCCCTCCGCCGCCGCCAACCCCGCCACAGCCGCCCCCGACGCCGCCGCAGCCGCCTAGACCGCCCGTAGCGCCTCCTGCGCCACCTCCGCCGCCGCAGCCCGCGATCACCCCTCCGCCGCCGAGCTCGGCGCCCTCGTACACCATCACGTCGACCTCGGCGCCGCCCTCGAGCGGGCCCGCCATCACCCTCACCGTGCGGATCCCTCGGCCGTTCACGCCCCCGCCGCTCAAGGACCGCACAGCGCTCGTCAACGGCCTCGAGCGAGGCCTGCCCGAGCTCCGCCCCACCGTCAAACCACGCAAGGGCGCTCGACCGACCACGCCGCCGACCCCAGCCACGCCGACCATCCGGCCGGCCATTCACGACGCCCTCGTCGACCTCGGATTCAACGCCCGCAAGCCAACCTCACAGGGCGACGTCATCGTCACCAAGTCGACGCTCGGCCGGCGGACCGTGCTCGGCTCGCGCAACATCATGACCGGCCTCGTCGAGCTCAAAAACAGCGTTGCGAAAAAGGCCGCGAGCGGCATCAAGTCGCTCGTGCAAGGCAAGGGCGCAGCCATCGCCGACGCCGAGACGCTCGACGCTGTCGCGACGCTCGTGCACGAGCAGCTGCACGGATTCGGCCCCGAGCGCAGCTTGACGCACTACATCACCAACAAGGTCGTCGACAGCTTCGCCGAGGAACTCACCACCGAGCTCATCGCTCGCGACACCACTGCCACGCTGCTCGGCCTCGACCATGCAGCACTGCCCGCCGATCACATGCTCGCGCTGCCGCGCGCGACCGACAACACTTTCGCCGTCGCCGGCGCTCGCTCGTACGACAACTATATCGCGACCTTTATGCACCACCTGCGCGCCGTCACGAAGTGGACGCCCGAGCAGACCACCGACGCCACGCGCGCCGCAGCCTATGCGCTCAAGAGCTCCGCACGTGTGATCGCCGGCATGCACGACAAGCTACAGCTCGAGGAGCTAATCGAGCTCGTGCCCGAGCTCGACGCCGCGCAACGCGCCGAGCTGCTGCAGCGCGTCGAGGACCCGACCAAGGCGATCCAGGCTTGGCGAACGGCCGCCGCTCGGCCAACACCTACGCCATGAAGCCACAGCCCACCACAGCCCAACGCCTCGAGGCCTCGCTGCCGTATCCGCTGACGCTCGAGGCAATCCTGCACCTCGCGCAGGCCTACCTCGACGACCCCGAGCAGGGCGACGTCACGCCCGCGCTCGTGTACTCGTGGGTGCAAGTCGCGACGCTCACCGAGGCCGAGCTCGAGCGGCTCGACAGCGAGCTCGACGCCATGCGGCGCCGGCACTTCGCCGCCCGCGGCCGGCGGCCTCCGCGACACACCGAGCCCGTCCGATAGCTACAGCCACGCAGCTCGAGGCAAGTACGTCAGCGACGTGTAGCGCTCGCCCGTCGGCGCAATGAGACCCTCGACGCGCTCGCGCCAACAGCCGCACACGCTGCAGCGCTCGAGCTGCGGACCGCCCGAGCTCGAGGCCTCCTGCCATGCGTGCTCGAGCAGCGCTGCGCACAGCGGCGCCGCCGGCGGCACCTCGACCCATGCGAGGCCGACCTCGCCCGTCGACTCGCTGCGCACCGCAACCTCGACCCACTGCGTGCAGCGCGAGCTCGGATTCGCCGCTACCTCGAGCCGCGCAAGCGCCTCGGCGAGGGCAAGCTCGGCGCTGCCCGATTCAACGACCGTCACCTCGCGGCCGGCCTCACTCACAATCCAGCTGTCGACCATGACACAACCTCTCTGCGCTTAGCTCCGAGCATAGCGTTGTGTCGCTATAGCGTCGCGAATAGCTGCGCGTCAACGAACGAGCGCCGAGCTCGACAAACCATGCGCCGGCGCAGCGCAGCACACAAACGGCCTCGAGCTCGAGGGCACCCGTGCCCTAGGCGCCGAGAAACCGATCCGTCTCAAGCACTTGCGCTCGAGCAGCCTGGACACCGAGGCCGGCCGCTGCCTATCGTCCGCGCTCGCTCGGCGAGCTCGGCGACGGCTCGAGCTGTATCCGCGGGACCTCGGCGCACAGCCCGCCCCGCCGACGCTCGCCGCAGCGTTTCGTATAGCCTGCAATGGCTACGGTTCCCATTTCGCCTCCGCGCGAGTAGGCGCTCGAGCGGCTCGCGTGCTCTTGTGCCCTCGTGCCCTCGTTTGCTCGAGCTCTTGACAGCTCGAGCCTGCGTGCCGCTACGCTGACGCGTGCCAGTCACCCGCTACGATGCCGCCCCGCTCGGGAACGTCACCCGCACCCCTCAAGGCTTCCTCCGCGCCCCTGCGCGCGTGACGAGAACCGGCGTGCTGACCTACCGGCGAGCCGACGGCAGCATCGTTCGCGAGCTGCGCCGACCCGAGCAGGTTTTCGCCGCCGAGTCGCTCGCCACGCTCGCCGATGCACCCGTCACCGACTTGCACCCGCGCGGCATGGTCACGCCGCAGAACGCTCGAGCGCTCGCGCTCGGACATGTATCCGGCGGCGCTCGAGCGGACGGCCAAAAATACGTCGAGGCGCAGCTGCTCATCACCGACGGCAAGCTCATCGAGGCCGTTGAAAAGAAAGACCGCAGCGAGGTGAGCTGCGGCTACACGTGCACGCTCGTCGAGGGCGGCGGCACCTATCAGGGCGAGCACTACGACGCCGAGCAAACCGCGATCATCTACAACCACGTAGGCCTCGGCCCACGTGGTTGGGGCCGTGCTGGCTCCGAGGTTGCGCTGCGCCTCGACAGCGCCGAGCCCGACGATTTCCGTCTCGAGGGCGACGCCGCTGTCGTGCTCGCCGACAGCTCACCACCACACAAAGGACCGCGCAACATGGACCTAGTTACGATCCGCCTCGACGGCATCGAGGCGCAAGTCACGCCCACGGCATCGCAGCTCATCACACGCACGCTCGAGGCCCGCACGCTCGAGGCGACGACCGCCACGGCCAAGGTCGCCGAGTTGCAGAAGCGCCTCGACGCGCTGCAGGGCGAGCTCGACCAGACCAAGACGCAGCTTACAGCGGCGGCCGACCCGAAACGCTTCGACGCCGCCCTGCAAGAGCGGCTCGACCTGCTCACCCGTGTGCGCGACGTGCTGCCCGACGACGCCAAGCTCGACGGCAAGAGCCCGCGCGACATTCAGCTCATGACGCTCAAGGCGCTGCACGTCGACGGCACGTTCGACAACCGCAGCGACGAGTACGTGCAAGCCTATTTCGACCGCGAGCTCGAGGCCGCAGGCAAGCGCAAGAGCACCAAGCGCGACCGCAACGACCGCAACGACCGAAACCCCGAGCGCGAGCCCCGATCGCTCGACGACCAGCGGCAGCGCCGGCTCGACGACGCCCGCCTCGACCAGAGCACCGACGTCGAGGGCATCCTCGCCGGCAAGTATTCGACGCTGATTCCGCAGCCCAAGCCCGAGCCCGAACCATGGCGCTCACCGCTCGCCGCTAACCGCGAAAGCCGCTGACACACACCCTCGCGCGACCTCACACGCACACGAATCTAAGGACAAAACACCATGCAACTCACTTACGGAGATCAGCCGCTCGGCATTCACGGCGCTCTCGCCGAGGCCTACCCGCACGGCATCGTTAGCGGCCTCGCGAGCGGCGCTGTCGTCAACGTCGGTTGCGTCGTCGTGTACGACACCGCCGCCGGCCGCGATGCGAAGTCAGTGCGCGCGCCGACGACGACCGGCGAAGTCACCACCCTCGTCGGCGTCGCAGGCCTCGCAATGTGGGATCCCACCTATCCCGAGCCGCCCTACCGCATCGGCTCATCGCTGCCCGTCATCCGCAAAGGGCGTGTGTTCGTGGTCGCAGCCACAGCGCTCGTCGCTCACACAAACCCGTTCGTGCGCTTCGGCCTCGTCGGCGCCGGCAACCTGCTCGGCGAGCTGCGCAACGACGCCGACGCAGGCAACGCCGTCGCCGCGCCCTACCTAACAGTCATCGTCGGCGCCTCTGCCGGCGGCGTCGCAGTCGTTGAGATCAACCTGTAACCCAACACCGCCGACGCCCACAGCCGACGCAAGGACAGTCAGACCCCTATGTTGCCAAGTCACAACGCGCTCGCCCGTCTCGACACGCAGCACCTCGAGACCCAGCTGCGCGACATCGGACAAAACCTCGACGCCACGCAGTTCGCGAACCTCGTGCGCGCCATGGCGCACACGCGCGCGAGTACGTATGGCATCGCCCGCCTCGACGCGAACGAAACGGCCCTGTTCGGCCGCGACCTCGAGTACATCTCGCAGCGCATTCGCGAGGTGCACCGCCCGGCGCTCAAGTGGCGTCAGTTCGTGCCAGTCAGCTCGGAAGCGCCCGCCGGCGCTGAGACTTGGACCTATCGCATGTGGGATGCCGCAGGCATCGCCGAGCTCGTCGCGAACTATGGCGACGACATCCGCCTCGTCAGCACGAACGCGAAAAAGCAGTCGTTTGACATCGCGACTTGGGCGCTCGGCTACACATACAGCGTCGTCGACATCGAGCGAGCCTCAATGGCTGGCGTCAACTTCCAGAATCAGGAGGCCGCCGCCGTCCGCCGAGGCTTCGAGCAGCGGTTCGAGCGCATCGCTGCGCTCGGCCAGACCGGCACAACCATCAAGGGCCTGCTCAACAATGCCAACGTGCCGATCATCGCTGCAGCCACCGTCGGCGCGACGTCAGCATGGGGCACCGGCACCAAGACCCCCGACGACGTCCTCAAGGACATGCTCGCCGCAGAAGACAGCATCTTGACGGCCACCAAGGGCGTCGAGAGCCCCGACACGCTGCTGCTGCCGCTCTCCGAGTTCCGCTACATCCAAAACACGCCGCTCTACACCGGCGCCGGCAGCGACCCCGAGGACACGATCCTGTCGGTGTACCTCAAACGCTCGAGTTTCGTCACCGCAGTCGATTGGTGGAATTTCCTCGCCACCGCCGACGCAGCTGGCACCGGCTCGCGCGCGCTGTGGTATCGGCGCGACCCGTCTTACGTGCACTTCGAGCTCACGCAGCCGCCGAAAGAGCTGCCCGCGCAGGCCAAAAACCTCGCGCTCTACGTGCACAGCTGGACACGCGCCGGCGGCGTCGCTTGGGAGTATCCACTGTCGGCCGTCTACATGGACGGCATCTAGCACCCCGGCCGCTGCAGCTCTCGGCGGCGGCCATCTACGCCACTCGCAAGCTCACCAAGGTCACACTCACGCATGAAGATCCTAAACACCGCCCCTCGCCTCGTGTCGTTCCTCGCTCCGAGCGGCATTGTCATGCTCACGCCGCTCGTGGAAGTGACGATCGACGAGGGCGACCTCGGCGCCGCTCGAGCTGCCCTCGCCGGCGCCCTCAAGCCGCTCGTCGTCAACCGCGAGCTGCGCGTGACGCTCGAGGTTCCCCGCTTCGACGAGGCGCCCGGCCGCCTGCTCGCCCTCGACAACCCCAACAACCCGACCACCGACGGCCCCACAGCCCCGCCGGCGCTCGAGCTCGAGCCCGCCGAGGCATCGCCGCCGCCCGCTCCGACGCCCGCACCTACGCCACCCGCCGCCGCGAGCGGCAGCAGCAAGCGACGTTAGACCATGGCCGACCCAACG